ATTGGGTTCGAACCCCAAATTCATCAATTTTATCAGGTTAAATTTTATTATTATGAGTAAAGCTCAAAAGAAAGCTGAAGGGATATCAGCGGAAACAACTTACACAATTAATTATCCCACACAAATGATGCCCGCCGATATGACCATCGGATGGTGGGTAACACACATTCAACCTTATTTAACGGTAGATGAGGACCTAATTCAAAGAATTTTTGAACCTTGGACATTCGCTAAAATCGAATCGTATTTAAAACGATTAGTTACGGGTACATCTGTTACTTCAACATTTATTATTGCAGACATTCAATCGATACATGATATTTTATGTGCAGAATGTGAAGAAGTTATGGATGAAGATGTTAAAGAATCTATTAATGAAAATATAGATTACTTTAAGGCTATGTTAGATGATAACAAAAAGTATTTGCTAATCGATGGTAAACATAGAGATGATGTAATTGAAAGAGTATTTTCTCCAAAAAATATCAAATCTATTATTAGATTCCCATCAAATGCTGGATTCAATTCATTATTCTTAGATAATCAAAAAAATGCTATTGATGTTTCTGGAAAAGCATTTTCGGATTTAAGCGATTCTCTTAAAGAATTTATTTTATCACAACAAATTTCAGTAGTTGTAATTACAACGGGTGATATTCAAACTTTACAAGAAACATTTGTTACCACTAATAGTGGGCTTGTATTATACAATATGGAACTTCGTATATGTACAATGTCTCCAAATGCGAGATATATTAGAAGTTTAACAAATTCTGATACTAATCCTGAGATATTCAAATTCTTCGAATACTTCGGAGGATATAGTAAGGATAAAGACCAATCTAAACGAGCAAAAGGTGATTTGCTGTTGTTAACAACTATTGCATCTTATTATACAAATGTATTAAAGAAGATTGATAATCCATTTAAAAATTTTTATAGTAAAGAGGCTTTGGATTCATTATTTACAGCATCAAAATCCCTTTCCAAAAAAGATAGAGCTATATTAACAACAGCGTTCTATAAATTAGCATATGGTGCTTTATTAGAATACAAACCAAATAACAAATATAAGATTAATATATCTTGGGTAGGATTTTTAAACTTAGCAGGATTTTATTTAAATCTTATTATGGGTAACACACCTGCTCTAAAAAATAGAGGTAAATATGTTATAATCAACGAAGGCAGAGAGGGTGAATTACTACATAATTTGGAAATTATGATTACCGATTTGCAAGATAGAGATAGGTACATCTACGATACCAAAGGTAAATTGATACCAATGACTAAAAAAGATATATCTGGTAAAGATGTAGCTATCTTAGATAAGAAAGGATTACCTAAGTATTGGGAGAATGAGCACGGATTTCTTCGTAAAGACCGTAGTCCAACTGTTCAGAATTATAAATCTAAGCAAGAAATTATGGCTATCGAATTCGATAAAACTTATTTATCTGATTTAGAGGCTTTAGGTATTATAACATTGGTAGATACTCAAAGAGTAATGAGTAACTTTCAAAAACGAGTAACCGCAGTTAAGCAAAATATGGTAGATGCTTTTAGTGGCAAACGAATGAGTTTTGGTGATGTGACAACAGGTAGAACCGCAAAAGCGCATGTTGGCAAATATACCAAAGGTAATAGTGAGCAAGTAGTGGGTAGTTCTAAGGCTAATTTACACTCAAAAAGTGATGAAGTATTTTAATAATTGGGGAGAAAAAACTCCCCAATTTATTTGGTAATAACAAAAAATAGTTGTATCTTTGTTATAACAAAAGCCAAAAAGTTTATATTTAGATATAGGAATATATCGATATAAACCTCAACTTTAAAAACAATTTTCTAAAACTTAAAACAAAAAAAGCAATGGACATTTCATTAGCACTGAAGAGATTTAGCTCTCTTCAAAACAACACAAAGAAGTCGGATTCAATTTGGAAACCGGCAAACGGAAAATCTCAAATCCGTTTAGTACCTTACAAATTCAATAAGGATAATCCTTTTATCGAATTGTATTTTCACTACAACATTAACAACAAAACTTATTTGAGTCCTATCTCATTTGGTAGACCTGACCCAATCGTAGAGTTTGCAGAAAAACTTAAACGTACAGGTGATACTGATGATTGGAAAGCAGGTAAGAAAATGGAGCCAAAATTAAGAACATTCGCACCCGTTATCGTAAGAGGTAAAGAGAGTGAAGGTGTTAAGTTTTGGGGATTTGGTAAGACGGTTTATCAGGATATCTTAGGATATATCGCTGATCCAGATTACGGAGATATTACTGACCCAAATAGTGGTAGAGATATCGTATTAGAAGTAGTATCAGCTGAAGAATCAAATGCAGCTTATCCAACAACTACAATCAGAGTTAAACCGGCTACATCTAAAATTTTAGATGATGCAGCTCAGGTTCAACAAATGTTAGATTCTCAAAAAGAAATTACTGAATTGTATTCAGAATTATCTTACGCTGAATTGAAAGGTGTATTGGAAAATTGGTTGAATCCTTCGGCTGGAGCAAATGGTAACGATAATCCAATCAATGAAGAATTGGAAGCTCCGAAACCAAAGGCACAACCTACAAAAGTATCTGAGGTAAAAGAAATTCCAGGCGTAGGTATTGGTTCTTTACCAAATGATTTACCTTGGGAAGATGAAGCTCCTAAACAAGCTCCAAAACCAAAAGATGATGTAGCATCGGCATTCGATGATTTATTTAACAACTAATTTAAAAAGTTACAATGGCAAAAAGAGAAGAAGATTTAGCAAGTTTACTTGCCGATTCTCTAAACAAACAAAATAAGGATGGTAAGATTGCATACTTCCTGACAGATGAAGGAGGCGATGCCCCTACAAATGTTAAAGATTGGTTATCTACGGGTAACGCAATGTTGGATGTAGCAATTTCTAATCGTCCTTATGGTGGATTGCCAGTTGGTCGTATTACTGAGATTACGGGTTTAGAGCAGAGTGGAAAATCTCTGCTCTCCGCCCATCTCCTTGCTGAAACCCAAAAGAAAGGTGGTGTTGCAGTATTGATTGATACCGAAACCGCAGTTAGTAGAGAATTTTTAGAAGCAATTGGGGTAGATATTTCAAAACTCCTATATGTTTCAGTTGATACTGTTGAAGGTATCTTTGAAGCATGTGAAACAATTATTGAAAAAGTAAGAACGGGTGATAAAAACCGATTAGTTACAATTGTAGTAGATTCGGTAGCAGCAGCATCAACTAAATTAGAATTAGAAGCTGATTACGATAAAGATGGATTTGCTACTGGTAAAGCTATTATCATTTCTAAAGCAATGAGAAAGATTACCAATATGATTGGTAGACAATCTATCGCACTTATATTCACAAATCAGTTAAGACAGAAAATGAACGCAATGTTTGGCGACCCTTGGACAACATCAGGTGGTAAAGCATTAGCATTTCATGCTTCTGTTAGATTGAGATTAAAGGGTATGGGACAACTTAAAGTTGGTGATAGAATCGTAGGTATCAAAGTTCGTACACAGGTTATTAAAAATCGTATGGGCCCACCATTAAGACACGCAGATTTCGATATCTTCTTTGATAGAGGTATTGATAACTATGGTGGATGGTTAGCAGTTATGAAAGATTCAAAAATTGTAAAGCAAGGTGGAGCTTGGTATGAGTATACCGATATCGATACGGGAGAAATTATGAAATTTCAATCTAAAGACTTCCCTAAGATGTTAGAAAGTGATGAATTAAAAGACCAAATATATCGTAGAATATGTGAGGCACAAATTTTACAATACAAATCAAATTCAAATTCGAATTCGGAAGAAGTTGAAGTTACAACGGACGAAACAAATGAGTCAGATTAATAAGAAGTATTTAGATATACTAAAACAAATAGATGAAGAACATAAAAGTTTCGGTGATTTACAACGTAATTCAAAAACTTTAGTTATTGATGGTCTTAACACCTTCATTCGTTCTTGGTCAACAGCACCTAATCTTAATGAAAATGGTGACCACATTGGAGGAATAGTCGGTACTTTAAAAAGTATCGGCTACGCC